CTACAGGCCCTACAGGGCCAACAGGCTCTGCTGCAACCATTGCAGTAGGAACCACAACTACTGGTTCGGCTGGATCTTCAGTGGTAGTGACAAATTCTGGCACATCAAGTGCAGCAACCTTTGACTTCACCATACCAAGAGGAGACACAGGCCTTACTGGCCCTTCTGGCCCTACTGGCCCTACTGGACCGACAGGCCCTACTGGCTCTACTGGCTCTGCTGCTACTATAGCGGTTGGAACTGTTACTACTGGTTCGGCTGGATCTTCAGCAGTAGTAACAAATTCTGGCACATCAAGTGCAGCAACGTTTAACTTTACTATACCAACAGGCGCAACAGGCGCTACAGGACCTACTGGCCCTTCTGGCCCTTCTGGAATAGTAGTCCAAGGCACGGCTCCTGTAGATACTACTGTTATTTGGGCAGACACGGCAACTACTGGTTCCGTTGGACCACAAGGCCCTGCTGCAACTATTACGTTAGGAACAGTAACCACAGGATCAGTTGGGTCATCGGTATCTATTACTAATTCAGGAACAAGCGGAGCTGCTGTATTTAACTTTACTATACCAGTAGGAGCTACTGGAGCCACTGGTCCTACTGGTCCCACAGGCCCTACTGGATCTACTGGATCCGCTGCTAGCATAACATTAGGCACAGTAACTACCGGTAGTGCAGGGTCATCAGTTGCGATTACAAATTCCGGAACAAGCTCTGCTGCTACGTTTAATTTTACTATACCTAGAGGAGAAGTTGGAGCAACAGGGCCAACAGGACCTACTGGTCCAACAGGATCTGCTGCAACGTTGACGTTAGGCACTGTCACGACAGGCGCAGCTGGATCATCAGTCTCTATAACAAACTCTGGAACAACCGCAGCTGCTACATTCAATTTTACAATTCCAAGAGGAGATACTGGAGCTACAGGACCGACAGGTCCTACGGGGCCAACCGGCCCAACCGGCCCTACGGGCAATACAGGAGCAACTGGACCAAGTGCAAATATCTCTGCAACGAATACAGTTGCCCAAGGTCGTTTAACCGGTGATACATCAGTTGCAACAAACGCCGACCTTACAATTCCTTTTGTTGATGACTTTGACCCAAACAACTGGTGGGACGCAACAGCAAAGAAGTTCACACCAACTATTGCTGGTTATTACAATGTCACACTGCAAGTCTGGTGGACAATTGCCGCTATTACCAATAATCAAAACAACATTCAAATTCGCAAAAGCGGAAACACTGTTGCTATTTCGCAAACGCAAACTCTTAGCGGTAACGGTTACTCACAAAATATTACAAAACTTGTCTATTTAAATGGTTCTACTGACTATATAGATTTCACTGCTTATACAGGTAACTCATCTGCACAAAGCCTTCAATGGGGTGGAAACTCCAGTGGTCAGGGCACTTATTTTTCTGCCTCACTACAAACTGTTGGAGTTGGACCTACTGGTCCCACTGGCGCTACGGGTCCGACAGGACCTACAGGTCCCGCAGGATCTGCTGACTTAGACGGTCTTACAGATGTAATAATATCAAGTCCAACAAATGCTCAAATTCTAAGATACAACGGAACCAATTGGGTTAATTATGCTTCGACTCTTACTCTTGGTGGAAACTTTGAAACATCTGGGGCCAACTCACTAACTCTTACCACAACAGGCTCAACAAGCATAACTGTTCCAACTACAGGAACACTAGCAACTCTTGCCGGCACTGAAACTTTTACTAATAAAACTTTTACAAGCCCAGTAACTAATAGTCCGACTTTAACTCTCTCAACATCATCTTCTACAACTGACGCTAGAATTTCTTGGGATTCCACTAATAAGAAACTGCAAGTTGGCAACGGAACAGTATCACTAGACTTTGCTTCTTCTAATGTTATTACAAATGCACAAGTAGCTAGCTATACATTAGTATTAAATGATAAGGATAAATTAGTAGAAGTCAACAATGCGTCAGCAAATACATTAACAGTTCCATTAAACTCTTCTGTAGCATTTCCTGTTGGAAGTCAAATTACAGTACTGCAAACAGGAACAGGTGCAACTACAATTACTGCAACTGGTGGCGTGACTATAAACGCTACTCCTGGCTTGATATTAAGAGCACAGTGGTCTTCTGTTACTTTAATAAAAAGAGCTACTGACACTTGGGTTGCATTGGGAGATTTGAGAGCTTAGTCTTTCTTGATGCACCAAAAATTAGTAGAGCACCAACGGTATCCACTCTTTATTTCCTTGACTTGGTGTGGGAATTCATCTTTTGCGGGAAAACAAACAAACATTCCAGGTTCTGGTTTAATCAATAAGTCTTGATTAGGAAAATAAATTTCTCCACCCTCATAGTCATCATTATAATAGAGTACTGAGCTAAGGTCTCTAGTTGGGTGTCCTGCGCCAGTTTTTAATCCAACACTTTGATTTTGAGCAGATCCGTGATCTAGATGAACCGGCATTGAATCACCAGTTTTCATTTCTACTATGCTACTTACTCCTTCATCAAAAACTTTGCAATCAAAAGAAGTTTCCATTATTTCTTTCAATGCATCGTAATACTTGCTCAGAAGCTCAGGTAAGGTAGGGCTACCATTTCCAGCATACACTCCAAATGGAGAATATCCAGATTCATCAATCGTAACTGGAGTATCTTTTAGGTACGTTATAATTTGTTGTAAATCTTGTTCATCTATAATATTTTTAATAACATGAATCTTATCCATTTTATTTCAATTCTGTAATAGTATAAAAAGATGGAGTTGTATATCTTTCTCCAGAAATAATTGGCTTTACCCCATGAAGGTAGTCTATGTCTCCAGGGTGAGCAACTCCTAATCCTGGCTGCGGTTTAATTACAAGATCATATTCTGGGTAATATAATTCTCCACCTTCAAAGTCATCATTGTAATAAATCAATGAATTTATATCGTAAGTGGGAAAAGGATTAGGTCTTCCATCATTCATTTGTTTATCTGCATGAGGTCTTTGCTCCATGCCAGGACGCCACTTGATGATCACTGGTGGTCTTGTTGATAGCTTAACTTTAAAAGAATCTTCTAAACATTTTTTCATTTTTTGAATATATTTTTCTACAATGTTATATATTTCTATATTTATTCTTTGAAGTATATCCCAGCTACACTGTCTGTCGGCCCAGTAGGAAGCATCATATGTACAAGTGCCATCGTCTGCATACTGATTCTCACCCGCATCCATCCATTCTGAAATGGTAGGTAAAAACTTTTGTATAGTTTTAAGGTCTTCTAATTCAATAAAATTATTATACACCTTTATGTTTTTAACATCCTTGCCAAAATGTCCTGGCCTTATTAATGACTCATCCATCTTGCGGCTCCAATCTAGTTTGATTTGCCCGAAACTACGTGCTATATTATAGCAGAACTAAATACCGATAAGGAAAAAATGGAAATTTATAACGTAGAAGATCCTAAATTTGGAATCATCCTATATAGAGACGTAATGTCAGATGACCTAAATATTATTGGTAGATTAGAAGAAACCCTAAAAGATAGTAAGCATGAACATTTTAAGTGGAATACAGCTACGGTTGGCTACAATACGCCAATGCCAGACTACAGAGATTGTGTTGATCTAAAGGTTGGCCCAGCTCATTGGCCTCATCTGCCTGAGGATTTAAAAGAAATTAAAAATGTTTACGATGATACAGACGCTATATTAAAAAAATGTCTAGCAGATTATGAATCTAGATATAATTTTAAAATGGAATTTATGGAATCTATCAACTTTGTAAGATATGAAGTTGGCCAACACTTTTCTGTTCATACTGATCATGGCTTCTCGTACACATGCACACTATCTTCCCTAGTGTATCTGAATGACGACTATGAAGGTGGAGAACTCTGGTTTCCTTATATCAACTTAAAGTTTAAGCCTAAAAAAGGAGATGTACTTTTCTTTCCTTCAACATACATTTTTGCTCACGGATCATTGCCCGTAACTGAAGGTGTTAAGTATTCAGCAGTTACAATGTTTGATTATAAAGACAACAATAAGGAATATCATCAAACAGCCAACTCTGGAAATGAAACTAAAGAAGAATCTGGAGTTACCCTTAAAAAACTTTAAGATGACTAGAATAACTCTAACTAAGACTCATCAAAATCCCCCAGACATAAAGCAGTCTAGACTCAAAAGAGACTGGATGGACCAAACCTACAAGAAGCATGCCTATAAATGTCTCCCAATGACAGCAGCCAATGTTAACGGTTGGGAGTTAGTTCTACAGCAGGATGTAGTAGTTCAGTGGGATGGCGGGAATACTACACCTAGAGTTTTAGAGGGTGAGTTCTTGAATGGAAGACCAGTGGTAATACCTTCTATAATAGGAATAATTTCTTTTGCTACAGGATGGGCTATCAATACTGAAGATGGTTATGACACATGGATAACAGGTTCTCCTAATTATTTTATGGATGGAGCTGTTCCATTGTCAGCCACTATACCAAGCTCTTGGTGGCCTGATGAATTTAACATGAACTGGAAGATAACCAAGATTGGTGAACCAGTTAGATTTGAAGCAGGAATGCCGTTTATGTTCTTTAATATTTATAAAAATGATCTCCTAGAAAATGCAGAAGTAGTAGTTGAAA